ATGTAAGCGATAGCGAAGGATTCTCGCCATTGCAAATGAATCAAGCACTTGTAATGGGTGCTGGCGCAGTAGGCTCTAGCAAAGGCTTTAACAATGTTGCTAGCTCATTAAACAAGCCTTCGATGAGTGAAACAAAAGAAGTAATTTATACAACACCTCCGCCACCAACGCCGCCTGACCCAAAAGACGGTGAAGGAGAATCGGCTGATTTAGGAGATGAAACAACGCCAGAAGGTGAAGCGGCAGCAATTGAAGAATCACAAGAATTTTACGACGACTTTGAACTAGACCTAGAAGGAACTGGGCTAGAAGACTAACAGCACTATGAAAAAACCTATTACACAAAAAGCAAAATCGCCGCTTAAGCAGACAGACTCTGCTGGGGCTATTTTAGGTCAGTCAACTTCAACTTATACTCCAGGCAAGACTACAACAACTACATCTGGTGGTTCAACCGTGCCTAAAGCGAGAGGCGGTAGTAGACGGGCTACCGACACTGAAGCATATATTAGAGGTCTTAAGAAAAGATTCCCGGATGCAACAGGGCAAGAGTTGAAAGAAAAAGGATATATTTCTTCTGCGTATGTAGATCGTTTTCCAGAAGCTGTTGAAACTACTGTTACTGAGCCGGGTAAAACTGTAACACGAGACGAGGAATATACTCCTATGATTCAGGATAAGTATACTGGCATTACACCGTGGGAAAACCGCTTTAATATGCGTACCGCTCGACAAAGCGAACGATTTGTACGTAATGAAGCAAGACGCGATTTACGCCGCCAAGCAAAAGAAGCTGCTCGTGACGCTCGTCAAGATGGTGAAGGCTTTATGGGCGGTCGTAAGGCTAGACGCGACATTATGACTGGTAAAAGCTTTCAGAACGAAACACAAGAGCGTTTGTACAATGCCTCAAGAGGTTTAAATGAAGATCAAAACCGCTTGTATAGTTCTGATATGCAGCAAAACCAATTTAACAAAGGCATTACTCGCGGCGAGCAATTTTTAGGAACCGCAAGAGAAATGACCGACGCTGATGCAAGCACGGCTCGTGGGCAAGAGGTTATAGGTAGACACCAAGGATATAATCCAGACTACAAATACAGACCAAAGACTACTGTTAAGGAAACAACTACATACGATGACGGTACGACACCGGCTCAAATGCGCTACGATCAAAACATAGGTATTAAGCAGCGTACCTCAATGAAAAAGGGTTACTTTAAAAACAAATAATATGCCTTACGTACAACACAACTCTCCGTTTAAAAAGAAAGGCGATGCTCCCTCTCATAAGAAGTCTTTAGGATACTATAATGAAGCTAAGCCTACAGGCACTGGTGCTGATGCTGGCGGCGGTATGTCGCAGAAGGGTGTGGATAAGTACAAAAGAGATAATCCAGGTAGTAAGCTAAAAACAGCTGTTACTAAAGACCCCTCTAAATTAAAGAAAGGCAGTAAAGCTTGGAAAAGAAGAAAATCATTCTGCGCGCGTTCTAAAGGCTGGACCAGCGAAAGAGGTCGAGCAGCACGACGCAGGTGGAACTGTTAATAAATAAATAATCAATTAAATTAAATCAAATGGCAAAAAAGAAAGTGAAGTCGCTTACTAGCGAAGAATTGACAAAAGTACAAAACTACGTAAGCGCTGTTAACCAAATGCAAATGCAAATCGGTGGGTTAGAAGCTCAAAAATACGAAGCTATTCAGCAAATGAATCTTCTTCGTGCTGAACTACAAAAAGTTCAAGAAGAGCTACAGGAAAAATACGGAGACGTAAGTATTAACCTAGCTGATGGGGTCCTTACTGAGAATGCAGATAATTCGCAAAATTAGTATTGGGAAGGACTATAAAAATGACGCCATGCACTATTCTGTCGGACAGGAAGTGTATGGCGGTCATACTATAGTTAACATTATAGAAGAGGAAGATAAGTACTCTATCTATATTCAAAAAGGCGATTTGGTAATGCCGTGGAAAGACTTCAATAAGAACATGGCCGTTTCTATTGAATATGATCTTAAGTGGTAATGCAAAGCATATACAACTTTATTGTTTCTCCTTTTGCTAAAAGAACAACAGCGGAGAAAGACATAGACGGTACAACGCTACTGTTGAATACAGAATTACAAAACCATCTTTATACCAGCAGACACGGCGTTGTTAAAGCCGTACCAAAAGTTAATGATCTATCTTTACAACCTGGTGATGAAATAATTGTGCACCATAATGTGTTTAGAAGATTTAGAGATATACGCGGCAATGAAAAGAACAGCCGCTCTTATTATGACGAAGATTTATTCTTTGTTTATCCGGACCAAATATACGCTTTCAAAAGGAATGGCGAATGGAAACCTGTGGCGGGTTTTGTGTTTGTTAAACCGCTAATAGATGAACGCATGTTTTCCGAGCATAGCGAAAGACCTTTAATAGGCAAAATCAAATATGCTTACGGAAACTTTGAGGCTGGAGACTTAATAGGTTTTACACCTGGTACGGAATACGAATTTAATATTGAAGGGGAAAAGCTTTACCGAGTACCTGCTAATCGAATTACAATCAAGTATGAATACCAAGGAAGCGAAAAAGAGTATAATCCAAGCTGGTCGCAAAGCAGTTGAGGAACTTATAAAAGTTGCCGAAGAAGAAATCATCACTAATACGGAAGATGATCTGTCTGCTGACCGTTTAAAAAATGCTGCGGCTACAAAGAAGTTGGCAATATTTGATGCTTTTGAGATCCTAACGCGCATCGAAGAAGAGGAGCGCATACTTGAAAACAAACCAAAGCAAGAAGAAGAAAAGCAAACTTTTTCTGGTTTTGCTGAAAAAAGATCTAGATAATGTACAAGCAGAGTCTAGTGACGGTCGTGCAGCCGGTAAAGCTTACGACTATAAGCAGATTAAATAAGTCAAAATCCTGGAAGTACGGTTATAACAAAGAACATGACATTGTTGTTATAAGCAAGACAGGTCAAATTGGCGAAATTATAAAAGTGCAAAACTTGTGTATAGCATTACCCCCTGTACCCAAAGGGTTAAAGAAAGGCGCTAACAAGTGGGCTGTTGCAGAGTATCCTAAAGAGCTCAAGCGAATTAAAAGTATATTTGATTGGCAAACGTACCCCGATGAATTTAAAAGTAAGTGGGAAGGCTATATTGACGAAGAGTTTAACAGGCGCGATGGTGGGTATTGGTTTTATAATAACGGTATTCCTACTTATATTACTGGCACTCACTACATGTACTTGCAGTGGAGCAAGATTGACGTTGGACATCCGGACTACCGTGAAGCAAACAGAATCTTCTTTATTTTTTGGGAAGCTTGCAAAGCTGACAAGAGAAGCTACGGAATGTGCTATCTTAAAAACAGACGGAGTGGATTTTCATTTATGGCATCAGGCGAAACCGTCAATATGGCAACAATCTCAAGTGATGCTCGATTCGGTATATTGTCAAAAACAGGTGCCGATGCTAAAAAAATGTTTACCGATAAGGTTGTCCCCATTTCGGTCAACTACCCGTTTTTCTTCAAACCTATTCAAGATGGTATGGATAGACCGAAGACTGAATTGGCGTATAGGGTTCCTGCTTCTAAGCTAACCCGTAAATCAATACAGTCTCAAGAAAAGCAAATAGAGCTTGAGGGTCTTGACACAACAATCGACTGGAAAAACACAGGCGATAACTCTTATGATGGTGAAAAACTTAAGTTGCTTGTGCATGACGAAAGCGGTAAATGGGAACGCCCTGACAATATTCTAAACAACTGGCGTGTTACTAAAACAACGCTGCGTCTTGGTTCTAGAATTATCGGAAAGTGTATGATGGGATCAACATCAAATGCGCTTGATAAAGGTGGCGATAACTTTAAAAAATTATATGCTGATTCGGATGTTACTAAGCGAAATTCGAATGGCCAAACAAAGTCTGGGTTGTATTCTCTTTTTATTCCGATGGAATGGAACTATGAAGGTTTTATAGATGAATACGGCCAGCCTGTTTTTAATACGCCCGAAGAAGAGGTTTTAGACCCATTTGGAGACGTTATTGAACAAGGGGTTATAGATTACTGGGATAACGAAGTTGAAGGCCTTAAACAAGACCAGGACGCTTTAAATGAATACTATCGCCAGTTCCCGCGCACGGAAGAACACGCGTTTAGAGATGAAACAAAAAATAGCTTGTTTAATCTTGCTAAAATCTATGAACAGATTGATTATAACGAAGATCTGCGTAATAGTAATGTTATAACTACTGGTAACTTCCAATGGGTTAATGGTGTAAAAGATACAAAAGTTGTATTTATGCCAACGCCTCAGGGTAGGTTCAAAGTTTCTTGGATTCCAAGCGCAAACCTGCAAAACAGGCAAATAACAAAAAATGGCGTTAGATACCCGGGTAATGAACACATCGGCGCATTTGGTTGCGATAGTTACGACATTTCAGGAACTACCGATGGAAAAGGCTCGAAAGGGGCTTTACACGGACTCACTAAGTTCACTATGGAAGATGCACCGCCAAGTACATTCTTCCTCGAATATATAGCTAGACCACAAACTGCAGAAATCTTTTTTGAAGATGTACTGATGGCTTGTGTGTTTTATGGTATGCCGATATTAGCAGAGAATAACAAGCCTAGGTTGCTTTATCATTTCAAGCGTAGAGGGTACAGAGGTTATTCAATGAACCGGCCCGATAGATTATGGAATAAATTGTCGGTAACGGAAAAAGAAATTGGGGGCATTCCAAACTCTAGTGAAGATATGAAGCAAGCTCATGCTGCTGCAATTGAAATGTACGTAGATAAGTACGTTGGTTTAAATGCAGAAAACGAGTATGGCAATATGTATTTTAATGATACACTAAACGATTGGTCAAAATTTAATATTAATAACCGGACTAAATACGATGCATCGATTAGTTCGGGGCTAGCCATTATGGCGTGTAATAAAGAATTGTACAGACCTGTTGCCAAATTAGAAAGAACAAAATTGAATCTCAATATAGCGAGATACCGCCAAAACGGGTTTACTTCAGAAATAATAAAATAATTTATGGCTAACTCAGTTATAAACAGTGCTTTTCCTAGCCAGGTCGTAAGTGACGCTGAGAAAATGTCTTACGACTATGGGCTTAAGGTTGCAAGAGCTATTCAAAACGAATGGTTCTCAAGCAATTCTGGCACGTCTCGATATAGAAGCAACCAAAACACATTTCATAATTTAAGGTTGTACGCGAGAGGAGAGCAAAGCATACAAAAATATAAAGATGAATTATCGGTAAACGGCGATTTATCTTATTTAAACCTAGATTGGAAGCCGGTACCTATTTTGTCTAAATTTGTAGACATTGTAGTTAACGGTATTGCGGAAAGATCGTTTGACCTAAAAGCATATTCGCAAGACCCATACGGCGTAAGTAAGCGCACAAAATATATGGAGTCTATTATCCGCGACTTACAAACCAAAGAGCTAAACGAATTTGCGCAAAAAGAATTTGGTATGAATTTGTTCGAAAATAACCCTGAACAATTACCGGATTCAAAAGAAGAACTTGAGTTGCATATGCAGCTAAGCTATAAGCAAGGCGTTGAAATTGCAGAAGAAACAGCGATTAATACATTGCTTGACGGTAATAACTATGGTTTAACCAAAAAGCGTTTGTATTACGACTTAACAACTTTAGGTATTGCCGCGGTTAAAAACAGCTTTACGCAATCAGAAGGTGTTAAGGTAGAGTATGTTGATCCAGCATATTTAGTACACTCTTATAGTGAGTCACCTTATTTTGAAGACATATATTATGTAGGCGAAGTTAAGTTTGTACCACTAAACGAATTAAAAAAGCAATTCCCCGACTTAGACGAGGGCGCTTTAAAAAAAATACAGCAACAGGGGACTAAAAATTATAGTGCTGGTTACGATCAATCTTTGACCAACTATGATGTACGTGACCATAATGTTGTACAGGTGTTGTACTTTAACTATAAGACTTACATGAATGAAGTATATAAAGTTAAAGAAACATCTACAGGTGCTTCTAAAATTATTGTGAGAGACGATCAGTTTGATCCACCCGTTGAGGTTATGGAAGGCCAATACGGTAAAATGGCGCGCTCATTAGAAGTACTGTACGAAGGTGTACTTGTATTAGGTACGGATATGCTGCTTCAATGGGAAATGGCTAAAAACATGATGCGCCCTAAGAGCGATCATGCTAAGGTTAAAATGAACTATAGCATTGTGGCTCCTCGTATGTATAAGGGTAGAATTGAATCTATTGTAAGCCGTTGTACCGGTTTTGCAGATATGATTCAAATTACACACCTTAAGATGCAGCAAGTCTTAAGTAAGATGATGCCTGACGGTGTTTATATGGACGCTGACGGCCTTGCTGAAATTGATTTAGGTAACGGTACAAACTACAACCCGCAAGAAGCGCTTAATATGTTCTTCCAAACGGGTTCTGTTATTGGGCGTTCATTTACTAGTGAGGGGGATATGAACCCAGGTAAAGTACCAATCCAACCGTTACAAACAGGAGCAGGCGGACAAAAGCTACAAACGCTTATTCAGACATACAACTATTACTTGCAAATGATTCGTGATGTAACGGGTCTAAATGAAGCACGCGACGGTTCCATGCCTGATTCAAGAACATTAGTAGGAGTCCAAAAGCTTGCAGCAGCAAATTCAAATACAGCCACACGTCATATTCTTGACGCTGGGCTGTTCTTAACAGCGGAAACCGCAGAATGTTTATCTTTGCGTATTTCTGACATTATTGAATTTGACCCCGCACGTGAGGCATTTATACAAAAGATTGGCGGGCATAATGTAGCCACACTAGGCGAGCTTGAAGATTTACATTTACATGATTTTGGCATTGTACTTGAGCTTGCGCCTGACGAAGAGGAAAAAGCATTGCTTGAAAACAATATACAAACAGCGCTTTCTGCCGGTCTTATTGATCTAGATGATGCTATCGATATTAGGGAGGTAAGAAACCTAAAGCTTGCTAATCAATTGTTAAAGCTACGCCGCAAGAAAAAAGGTGAGCGCGATCAAATGATGCAGCAGCAAAATATGCAAGCGCAAGCACAGGCAAATGCTCAGGCACAACAAGTGGCGGCACAAGCTGAAATGCAAAAAGACCAAGCAGCATTCCAAACAAAAGCGCAGCTTGAGCAAATTAAAGGCCAAATTGAGCAGCAGCGTATAGATAAAGAGGTTCAGGCTAAGATGCAATTAATGCAGCTTGAGTTCCAATACAATATGCAGCTTAAAGGCATAGAAGTAGACGCGGCTAAGTCTAAGATCAAGGAATCAGAAGACCGTAAAGACGAAAGAACTAAAATACAAGCATCGCAACAAAGCGAGCTTATTGAGCAAAGACAAAAGCAAACGCCTCCAAAACGTTTTGAATCAGGGGGTAACGACATCTTAGGCGGTGGTTTCGGTTTAGGAACCTTTGAACCTAAGTAATAATATATTTGTACAATTTTATAATATTATATCATGAGTGAAGAAACTAAGGACACGTCGCCTGTATCAACAGGTGATGATGGCACTATTAAAGTAGACTTAAGAGCAAATGCCGTTCAAGAGCAAAGCGCAGATGAGGTTCCTGTACGCGACGAACCCGCAGCTAGCGAAGAAGTACCAGAGCAAAACGTCGAAGCAACAGCTGAAGAACCTGCCGGAGAAGAAATCTCCGTTCAAGATGAACAGCCCGCTTCCGATGTGCAACAAGAAGCACTAGAGGAAGAACCTATATTACAGGAAATTACTGACGAAGAAGTTGAAATAGCCGCAAATCAGCTCGATGAACAAATCGAAGAAGCTGTTTTGGAGCAAGAAAAAACCGGTGTTGAATTGCCGGAAAATATTCAAAAGGTCGTTGACTTTATGAATGACACAGGCGGTACACTAGAAGACTATGTACGCCTTAATACGGATTACAGCCAGTTAAACGAAGATCAATTACTTCGCGAATACTACCAAGCTACTAATCCACATTTAGACAAAGAGGATATTGATTTTATGCTTGAAGACAAGTTTTCTTACGAAGAAGAGCTTGACGACGAACGTGAAATCCGCCGCAAGAAAGTTGAGCGCAAACAAGCACTTGCAAATGCGCAAGCTCATCTTGAAGGCATGAAGTCTAAATATTACGAAGAAATTAAAGCGGGTTCTCGTTTGAATCCCGAACAGCAAAAAGCGGTTGAGTTTTTTAACCGCTATAATAAAGAGAGTGCAGAAACTGCTGCCGTGGCTGAACGTCAAGCAAAGCGTTTTAAAATGGAAAGCGATAAAGTATTCGATAAAAGTTTTCAAGGGTTTGATTACAAAGTCGGAGACAAAACCTATCGCTTTAAAGTTAAAGATGCTGAGCAGGTTAAAAGTACCCAAAGCGACATTAACAATTTTGTCAAGAAGTTCTTGAATGAAAAGAATGAAATGTCAGATGCTAAAGGTTACCACAAATCATTGTTCACCGCCATGAACGCCGATCAAGTTGCTCAACACTTTTATGAGCAGGGCAAAGCCGATGCGATGAAAGATAGTATGGCCCGCACGAAGAACGTCAATATGAATCCGAGAGGGACTCATGAGAAAGTTACGACTGCAAACGGGTGGACCATTAGAGCGGTAAACGACGGTGAAAGCACTTCTAAACTCAAGGTTAAGTTTAAAAAATAATTCATTAAAAAATAATTAAACAATGAGTTTTGCAACGTCGCCAAGTTCTTTGGCTAACTTAGCTCACCTAACTCCACGTCCTGTTAAGGGCTTGTTTGGTGACAACTATTTGTCTGTGGCTGACATGGACTTTACACAACAATTCCTTCCTGAGGTATACGAAAAAGAAGTTGAGCGCTTCGGTAACCGTACTATCTCTGGATTCTTGCGCATGGTTGGTGCAGAAATGCCAATGGCTTCTGACCGCGTGGTATGGCAAGAGCAAGGTCGTCTACACATCGCATATGACAGCGTAACTGTTGATGCTGATGGTAACGCTCTTACTTTGCCTTCTGGCCACTTGATTGGCGCAGGTATGACTTTGGTAGTATCTAAAGGATACGTTACACACAAAGCATATGTTACTTCTGTATCTGGTACTACTGTAAACATCGCTGTTTACGATACATCAGATGCTAACTTGAGCTCTACTTTTGATTCAGCTACTGACGCAAAAGTATTCGTTTACGGTTCTGAGTACACTAAAGGATCAAGCGGTGCTGGTAATTCTATCGACGCTTCTTTCACAACTTTTGACAACAAGCCTATCATCTTGCGCGACAAGTACAATGTGAAAGGTTCTGATGTTGCTCAAATCGGTTGGGTTGAAGTAACTACTGAAGCCGGTACTTCTGGATACTTGTGGTACTTGAAGTCTGAGCACGAGTCTCGTTTACGTTTCGAAGATTACTTGGAAATGAGT